ATGAGTACGGTAATGCCGTAATCACCACAGAGCGTCTCGCTCTTGAGTCTCTCTCAGCAATCGACCCAGCAGTTGCCGACATGTTGTCCTTCAACATGCGCGATTCGCTCGATGCGATTGTTTGGAGCAAGCTCACCTCTCTTGCAACCATGCGTTACACAGGAACAACTTCCGCTGATGAGTCAACCATCAACGGTGAGAACGTATCCTCAAGCACCACTGCTCCATACATCTCTTCTGCTCTCGCACGTAAGGGTGTTGCAAAGCTTCGTGGCGCATCTGTACAACCACGTGATGGTGGCTTCTACACCGCGCTTATCCACCCAGATGTCTCGTTCGACCTTCGCTCTGAGGCAGCTACTTCGGGTAACGTTTCGTGGCAGCTCCCACACACCTACACCGAGGCTGGCGTAGCTAACCTCTGGAACGGTGAAATCGGTATCTTCGACCAGGTTCGATATATCGAAACCCCACGTGCTGAGTCTGTATCTGGCTCTGGTACTTCAAAGGTATACGCAACAGTTATCCTCGGAAAGCAGGCTCTTGTTGAGGCTGTTTCTTACGAGCCAAAGACCGTTATCGGTCCTGTAACTGACAAGTTGATGCGTTTCCGTCCTGCTGGCTGGAAGGCTCTTATCGGTTGGAACATCTACCGTAAAGAAGCCCGCTACGTCATCCAGACGAAGTCAAGCATCGCTTCCTAGTTTACATAGTGGAAGGGGCGGGGATTCCCGCCCCTTCTGCACAAGGAGATACATGGCAAAAAAGAAGAAGGGTGAAGAGTTACCGTTAGATTTCTTTACGCCACTCCAGGAATATGCACATCAAGCACACGAGTTGTATAACTCGTTTGCTTCTGCAGGTTTTACAGAGGGTGAAGCGTGGGAACTTATGGTCCGTCACCTTCCTGATTGGGAACTTGAATCACCAGACTTTATAGAAAAGGATACGGAATAATGCCAAAGGTAGGAAAGAAAGAGTTTCCATACACCGCTAAGGGTATGGCAATGGCTAAGAAAGAATCAGCAATGAGTGGCAAGAAGATGGCTGTAAAGAAGCCAAAGCTCAAGAAGAAGAAGTAGTGTCATCGGGTCAGCGGAAGAAGCACCACGGCTTCAACCCGATACAGATAAAAGACGGCATGGTGGTACGCCTTCGTAAAGATGGACGCATCCAAGAAGTATTAGGAAAGTACGGCGAATATGGCAAACAAGAAAGACCCAAGACTCGCTAGAGCTGGTGTCTCTGGTTTCAATCAACCAAAGCGCACACCTAACCACCCAACCAAGTCACACGTTGTCGTTGCCAAATCTGGCAGCCAAGTCAAGACAATCCGTTTTGGTCAACAGGGTGTTAGCGGTTCTCCGCAGAAGGCTGGAGAAACCAAGTCATACCGTCAGCGTAGGCAGTCCTTCAAGGCTCGCCACGCAAAGAACATTGCCAAGGGCAATATGTCAGCTGCGTATTGGGCAGACAAGGCTAAGTGGTAATGGCAAAGATATTCCGTGGACCAACTATGACAATCAAGCTTGGTCGTGGTTACGACCTATGGTTCGTTTCATACGGCTGGGGTAAGACTGTCGTAAAGAAGAACGGCACTTGGTCAACCATAGTTTCACCACAGGACAGCACGTTGGCTACCTATGACCGCGTACTACGCGGTGGGTACGACAACCCGATTACAGACGCAGAGGCTGATGAACTAACTGCTGCGGGATATGGTGAATACGTTGTCGAAGTGTAGAACTGGTTGCCCGACCCAAGACCATGAGTCATGGGGCGAATGCGCTCGTGCATCAAACATTGGTATATCCAATGACCCGATTGCTTCTGCAATCAAGAACACAGACAGAGAGCTGAGCGCTTATCGTGATGCTCGAAAGCAGGGAATCCAGCCCGCATCCACACGGATGAAAGACATACAGAAAGCGGTCAGAGCATCTGACCTTATCGGAAGGGCAGCGCAGGCATAATGGCAACACTCAACCAACTGACAGAACAAACGCTTGGTGAAGTCAACGCATACGTCAAGAACCAAGAGTCGGTTACTATCATTACTAGCGCTACCACCGCAGGAGATTTGACCATGCTGGTGGATGACCCATCAGCGCTAAGCAAGGGCATCGTCGAGATTGATGACGAGCTCGTATACCTCAAGAAGGTCTTCCCTAACACTGGAACCATCCAGGCTTTGGGAACTGCAGGAAATGTTGTTGGTCGAGGATGGCGAGGAACCACAGCAACTAGCCACGTTACTGGCTCGGTTGTTAGAAACAACCCCATCTTCCCACGAAACCAAGTCAAGAGGGCAATCCTTGAGACTATCAAAGGTATGAACTTTCCTTGCATTACTAACTATACATTTACATTCAACGGTGCTGACTACTCATATTTGATGCCAGATGCAATGGAAGACATTGTCGGTATCTCATGGGATGTTCCAGACTCAACTGGTGTTTGGCAACTTATCAAGCATTACCGAGTCGACAAGAACTATTACGATACAGATACTGCAACAATCAAACAAGCATTGATTCTCAATGAATCCCCTATGCCTGGTCGCACAGTCAATGTTCAATATACAAAGTTTCCAACAACAATCACAGATAACCAGGAGTTGACCGTTAGCGGTCTGCCAGCGTCTTGCGAAGACGTGGTACGTCTTGGTGCTATGTACCGTCTACTGTCTACAGTAGACCCTGGAAAGGTTGTAGCTACAACTGTTTCGGCAGATGCGCTCGACACCCCAGTCCAAGCTGGAGCTTCCACGTCGGCAGCCAAGTACATCTTCCAGCTTTACACCGTTCGCCTGCAAGAGGAAATCTCAAAGCAGCAAGCCAACTTCCTGAACACTATCCAGTATACGAGGTAATACATGTCCATTACACGCTATTACAGCTCGACTGCTGCCAAGACCACCTTATCTAGTGCGGTAGATTCAAGCACGACTAGCACCAGCTTTTCCTTTGCTGCGTCAACTGGTTTCCCAAACCAGTATCCCTTTACTCTGATTCTTGACAAGGATACTGCTAACGAAGAAATCATTGAGGTAACATCTAAGGTTGGTTCAACCTTTACCGCTACACGCGGTATCGACGGAACCAGCGCCAAGTCGCACTCGATTGGTGCAACCGTCGAGCATGGTGTATCTGCCCGCGACTTTTCTGATTCTAGGTCACACGAGGCAGCAACCTCTGCACACGGTGTCACTGGAGACATCGTAGGAACAGGTGGCGCTCAGACCATTACTGGGGCAAAGAACTTCACCACATCCCCAACAATCGCAGGCGCTACTATCTCAGGAACGTTTACTTCAACCGCAACTATATCTGGCGGTACGATTACTGGTGCAACAGTTACTGGTCTTTCTGCACCAACCACAAGCTCTCAAGCTGCAACCAAGGCGTATGTAGATACAGTCGCAGGGTCTGCAACATCTGCAGCCATCTCAGCGTCATCGGCAGCGACTTCTGCCACGAGCGCTGCTAACAGCGCTACCGCTGCTGCGTCATCAGCAACCGCTGCAGCAAGCTCTGCGACGGCAGCAGCAGCGGCTGCCACCGCTGCAGCAAGCTCTGCTACATCCGCTGCAAGCAGTGCAGTAACCGCAGAAACTTATTACCAAGCAGCATCAACAAGCGCAGCGTCCGCAGCAACATCGGCAACATCTGCTTCTAGCTCAGCAACCGCTGCTGCTACTAGCGCCACCTCTGCTGCCAACAGTGCAACAGCTGCAGCAGCGTCTGCAGCAACTGCAGTTACATCTGCTGGTCAAGCAGCAACATCTGCATCCAGTGCAGCTACATCTGCTACCTCAGCTGCAACTTCTGCAACAAGTGCAGACGCAAGCTACACAGCAGTTATTGGTTTGACTGGTTCTGGTCTACTCCGAGATATGGGTGTCATCACCACGGCAGATACCAATACCGCTACATACATCAACATTTCTACGCTGACCACGTCAGCGCAGGATGCAGCGACCGCTGCTGCTACAAGCGCAGCATCTGCTGCTACAAGTGCAACGTCGGCTGCTACCAGTGCATCATCTGCATTGACCTCAGCTACCTCGGCTGCAACTTCGGCTACATCCGCAGCAAACTCTGCTACGGCTGCAGCCACATCCGCTGCTTCGGCAGAAGCAAGCGCCACTCTCGCAGCAAGTTATATACCCGCTATAACGGCAGGAGTCAGTGGTTTTTATCTAACAAACAATGGAACATCGGCTTCGTGGGTAAGCCTTTCTGATTGGGGAACAATCGTATGAGTTTCGCATTTCAACGCCGTCGGGGTACAACGTCCCAGCACTCCAGCTTTACTGGCTTGCTTGCTGAGCTTACGGTTGATACCGACAAGGACACAGTAGTAGTCCACGATGGGTCCACTGCTGGTGGATTCCCATTATCCAAACAACGCAACTCCGTCAACGCACAGTCTGGTACCTCGTACACCTTGGCACTGACTGATGCCGACAATGTGGTTACTTGCACCAACGCAGCAACCGTAACCGTCACCATCAACAACAGCGTATTCGCTGCAGGTGATAGGATTGCTGTTGTCCAAAAGGGAGCAGGTCAAGTTGCCTTTGCTGCGGGTGCTGGAGTCACCATCGTATCTGGCGGTGCCACTGCTGCTGCTCCAAAGATTAGAGCGCAGTACTCGGCAGCACAGGTCATCGCAGAATCAGCTTCGTCCTTTATCATCATAGGAGATATTGTCTAATGCCACTACTCACTGGGATTTTCGCATCGGCAATCAGTGGTCGTCTCACTCCAGCCGATGCAGGCTCAATGTTCCCGCTTGGGGTGTTCACGCTGTCGTCGGCACAATCAACTATTACTTTTAGTAGTATTCCAGCAACCTACACCCATCTACAAGTCCGAGGAATCTTGCTCAATCTTTCAACTCAGCCCCAAATGTTGATGAGATTCAATTCCGATTCTGCTGGAAACTATTCAAGGCACCAATTAGAAGGCAACGGCTCAACTGCAGCATCTGGAGCAGGAGCAAGCCAGACAAGCATTATTCACTTTATCAATGGAATTGAAAGCACCACTGGGGCGGGTAGTGCTTTTGTTACTGACATCTTGGACTATAAAAGCACAAACAAGGCGAAGACAGTCCGCTCTCTTGCTGGAACAGAAAAGAATGGTTCAGGTCAGGTCTTTTTGATTTCTGGTGCTTGGTATAAATCACCACTTGAAGCAATCAATACAATAACACTTTCTACAAATACAAGCGATTTTGCTGCTGGTTCATCCTTCGCATTGTACGGAGTCCTCTAATGTCTACTTATGTACCTATTCAAGCGATTACGCTAAGTGCTAGTACATCATCTGTTGATTTTACCAACATACCACAAACCTTTACTGATTTGATTATTGTTGCAAGCGCTAGATATGTTTCCACAAATACAGGTCAAGGTTTAGGAATTCGTTTCAACGGAGACACAACATCAAACTATTCTTTCACAATCCTAGAAGGAAACGGAAGCACTGCCACTTCTTATAGAGTGGCAAATACATCAAGCGGTGCGATGGGAGCAATAGCAAACGGTAGTCAAACATCTTTTTCGGTTGTTTCAACTTCAATTCAAAACTATACAAACAACACGACAAACAAAACTTATATTGCTAGACAATCAGGACCAAGTTTTGTTCAAGGTATAGTTGGACTCTGGAGAAAAACACCAGAACCTATTACATCTATTAGCATTTTTGGTTCAGGAACTGCTGGAAATATTGATGCTGGTTCCACCTTCACCCTCTACGGTATCGGAACAGGTGCGCCTAAAGCATTCGGCGGAACAACCATTAGAACTGATGGTACTTATTGGTATCACACATTCCAGTCGTCTGGATTGTTCATACCACTAGAAAACCTAACCAATGTTGACTACCTTGTAGTCGCTGGTGGGGGTGCTGGAGGAAATGAATACTCTGGTGGTGGGGGTGCTGGAGGATTTAGAACATCTGCTGGAACATCTGGTGCAAACTCTACCGCTGAAGCAAAACTTTCGCTTAGCTCAAGCAGCATTTATCCAGTTATTGTCGGCGCAGGTGGAGCTCCCGCAACCATTACTTTGAACTACAACGGTAAGCCTGGAAGCAGCTCATCATTTACATCCATTGTTGCACTTGGCGGTGGTGGAGGTGGTGGTGACACCGATTCAAGCGGAGACTTTGGTGGTCCTGGTGGTTCAGGCGGTGGCGGTGGTCTTGATGGAGGAAGCGGACCAGGAACTGCGAATCAAGGATTCGCTGGTGGCGCTGGAAACC